AGGAAGAAAATAAATAACAACATGATTGAATTCGAAGAAAAACTCGATGGAGTAAACAGCAATGTAAATAAGGCTGTAAGAATGTTTTGGATGAATATGAATCCAAATACCATTCAGATTATTGCCGGAAAATGCACTGATGAACAGGCTAAATGCATTATTGCTTTAGGGGGAACCCTAAAAGAAGTAAATGAAGCACGATCATACTGTGGGCTTTATCCGATTGCAATGAAAATGAATAGAAAGATTGCAAAACCTAAATATGGTGAAATCCTTAAAAAAGGTGATGGAGCTTTATTCGTTGTTAGATCTAATGGATTTAGACATAAGATAAATCCTAAAATCAAAACTATTCTTGATTTTGTTGTTGAGAATGTTCCTGGTATTGCCTATGATGTTGTTAATAATGAACGTCATGATACTTTCTTTTTCTATGTAAAAAAGAAAAAGGGAGAGTCTTTGGATGAACAACCAATAGAAGAACAGCCTGAAAATAATGAAGGAGCTTAAATATCTGATAATCCACTGTACTGCTACCCGTGAAGGGCAGAGTATTGGAGCTGAGCATGTAAAGGCATGGCACACTGCACCACCCCCGGCAGGCAGAGGATGGTCAAAAGTTGGTTATTCTGATCTTATTCTATTAGATGGAGATAGACATAAGTTTGTGCATCATAATGGAGATGCTTTTATTCAATCTTCTGAGATAACTAATGGCGTAAAGGGCATGAACAGCATCTCACGACATGTTTGTTATGTCGGAGGATTATCTGCTGACGGAAAAAAGACTGAGAATACATTGACTAATGCTCAAAGTCAAACTCTTGAGGAAATTATACGCGAAGTTATTGGCTATAAGCCTGATATTTTGATTGCAGGACATAATCAATTCGATAATAAGGCCTGCCCATCGTTTTTTGTTCCAACCTATTTGCGCATGGTTGGAATACCTGAAAAAAATATTTACCTTAAAGATCCATTCGGATATGCTACCAAATTGTCTTGATAATTTCATTGGCGTAAAATGCCTTTCCACTAATCCAAAGAGCGGATTATGGATAAATGACCTTGAAGGAATCAATATCCGTATGGCTGCCGATATAGCTGATAGCGGGTATTTAAGTGGTCTTCAGCTTCTTGAAAAGAAGATTGAGTTTGCTACTCAGCTTGTGATGCAAGAACTCAGTGGTTATTTATTGCCTTATTTCAGGATCAATAGTACTATTGATGAGCTTTTAGCAGGTGAATTCAATAGCAACTTTATTGCTCCGTCACCGAATGACCGGGGAATAAAAGTAATTGTGAAGAACACACGCATGATGCGTATTCTTGTGCCAAATATTAAGATACGCATACAGCAGACTAATTTCTCTCATTCAGTAGAAATTGTTGATGGCCTTGTTACTACAAGCTATCCTTTTACTACTGATGCCAATGGCGAGGCAATAGTTTACCCAAACTACATATCAAACTCAAGAGAAATTTATATCCTCATGGATAATACAGCAATCAATGTTGCTGATACAGATGTAAAGTCAGGATGTTCATGTTCTTCTAAGTCAAGTGAATTTATGCTTGCTAATGGGTGGTCAGGAAGCGGAGTTTCAAATCAGGCATATGGAATATTGGCTCAGCTTAATGCGGAATGCAAAATTGATGAACTGATGTGCATTATATCTCAGCATCTTAGATTTCCAATCCTTTACAAAAGCGGAATTGAAATTGTAAAGGAGGCAAAAGCAACAGATAGATTGAATTCTGTGACCTTATTGGATGATGAAAAGATGGAATTTTTACACAATGAGTTCAAGGAAGAATATGATAAGCATATGAAAATTATCATAAACCAACTTCCTGAGCTATTTAAACGTATAGATGATATTTGTGTGATTTGCAATCAATCACGCTATGTTTATGGAAACCCTTAAAAATAAAGAATATGAATGAGAATATTAAAGCCTGTGGATCTTGCGGCAAACCATCACGACCTGCCGCCCGACCAATTGTAAGACCAAGACCAGTATCACGTCCAAAGTAGGAACATTTTTGAAACTAAAGGCGTATATATCACCAACATTGCAAGAGGAAGTGAAACAGATTGCAATAGAAGTTTTATGCCTGAATTTCAAAAAGCACGTACTATTGATAACAGTTTTAGGTGGATTCTCTATTGGTGCTATCATTGGATTTGTGGAGGACTTCATATTCTCCCCGGCAGCATCATTATTCGCCTTACTCGCATTGATAGCGGCAGATCATATAGCGGGATTGGTTGTAGCTTGGAGACGAGGAACTTTTGATACGAGAAAAGCAGTTTCTATCTTTTGGAAATTACTTTCTCATATAGGCCTTCTCATGTTTGCAAACAATCTTGCCAAAGGAAGTATTTTTATAGCTTGGCTTAATGAAGGCATATTTGTGCCTATTGTACTTGTTAATATGCTATCCCTGATAAAAAACCTTTCGCTACTTGGATATATCAAGAAAGATTTTGCTCAATGGATAAACAAAAAAGTTGATACATACAAAAATGAATCATTACAAGCTAATAATACCGATAGCGGCAATAGTCCTGCTCAATAGCTGCATGACTGCCGAAAGATGCAATGAGCGTTTTCCTGTAGAAAGGGAAATTAAGACCTATTACAAGGATACAGTCATAGTCACTGAGACCAGGACTTTTGACACCCTTGTTCAGTACAAAAGGCTCGACACCCTAATCATTCACGACCATCAGACAGACATCAGGACGGAGCTTATGTTCCTTCCCGGTGACTCTGTTTTCGTAGAAACGACCTGCCCACCTGATACTGTTCGCGTTGAAAAGGTTCTTGAAATCATCAAGGAAAAGGCAATTCAGCAAGTAGATGAGACAAAAAATGCTATTAGATGGATAGCAATCTTCTGTTTTGCCTTATTTTTAGCAATAGCATCAGTAGCCTACTTGATTAAAACCATCAGAAACAAATGACGATCACCGAGTTCAATAATCTACTTCGCAGAACCAATCGGCTTTTGGCTTCACCTGAAAGCAAAATTCTTTTAAAAGCTACAAAGGAATTAGAGCTTGATATAAAGGATAGGATTTTCATTCAGGGTAAAGATGCTGAGGAAGTCAAAATAGGAAATTACAAAAGCAAGTCTTGGATCAGAAAAAGGATTAAAAAGAATCGCCAAGTTGGATTTGTAGATTTAAAATATACCGGGAATCTGAGTGCTTCCATAAAAACCAAAAAGAAGGAAAAATCAGTAGTTATTGAAACTGATAATCCTGTGGGTAAATACCAAGAGGAAAGAAGGAAAAAGGATATTTTTGCAGCTACAGAGAATGAGGTGGATGATCTGACTGTTTATATAGAAATCCTGTTTGATCAAGAATTAGATAAAATATTCAGTTGATGAAAGACATTATAGAATCATTGGCAGATAATCTTATGCATTCAATCCCTGAATTTAAACGGGGCATTGCCATTGCACGATTGGATGATGAGGGCAGAGTTCTTTTGCAAGAAAAGACGAGTAATGAATTTACTTATGCAGGACTGAATGATTACGATGATAATTACTTCTACATTCGTCATAGGGAGACTGGAATAATCAATTATGGTGAATCCTCAGCTAAAAAGTTTACCGGAGCGCAGAACTTCTTCAGGGTAGAATACCAAATGAGAATTGTTGCCTGCATGAAGAACGCATGCCCATATAATTTTGAGGAAAAGATTCGTTTTGTTCTGATGAATTCATCTTTGCCGTCTTCAGCTGCCTTTTCAAATGTTTCACTTATTCCTATTGAATCTCAGATTGATTCTATTCAGGTACTGAAGGATGAGTCTAAAAAGGCTAAAACCTTTGACAAAAACCTGATCTTTATATCTCATGACTTCAATGTAGTTGGAGATAGAGACTTTGCCTTAGAATTTTATTGTGAAAATCCGTGTTACAATGCTTTTTGCTAATTAACTTTGTATAAAACAAGAACCAATGAATTGTGGATGTAGTAAAAATATAGGCTGCTTTGCTCCAAATCAAACAATTGATTTTGGATTCCAAGCACCATGTTCAGATGATTACGTTTTTGAAATTTGGTCAGCAAATGGAACGTATGAAGAAATTATTGTAGCATTTGAAGCAGACGATCCTATTGTTTTGCCAATGACCTTTAATGAGAATTCAAGTACAACTATCAAAATTCGCGTTCCTGCTTGTATTCAAGAAAGTGTTTCAGGATGGTATTACTTTACCACAAGTGATGGCGCATGTTCTTGGACAGTAGAAGGAATTATACCTATTTGCTAATATGAAAAAATCAGAATTTATCCTTGGT